AAAGATGATGGAATTTCATTTTGATTGCCATCTTCATAATTCCCATAATTGCGATAACTCAAATCTCCAAGAATATCAAATTTCTTCATATCACTTGATAGTTGCAAAATATTTACGAAGGAATTTATAATCGAAAAATCCAAATTTCCCATATCTCAAAACGAAATTTCCTTTTTTTACACCAAATAGCTCAAAAGCCGATACATAATATACCGGCTTTTTAAATACAGTTTAAACACCATTTAAACGCCTCCACTCCCCAACATCAATAAATCAGGTTTAAATATATCCTTGACGTCCGCATTAGGCTCAAACGTGCTGTATTCCTTTTGCTGTGGGTTCTTGATAATGGTACCCGCGTGTATGTCACGAATAGCCTTTTCTAGCAACCGTAAGCCCATTGGCTGTAATTCGTGTTCCCACAGCAACTTTGCCGCCTTACGTGGCTCCATTCCGTACATTTTCGGGTCAATGAAACATATATCCTGGTATGCAATATCGCCACGGTCAATCCCGGAGTTAAGCCAGAACACTGTGCCGCCTGTAATAGCGTCACGCATACGAACCGCCCACTCAATAGAAGAGCGGCCACGATGCCGGGGCAACAAACTTGGATGATAACCTATCCAACCAATATTAGCCTTATAGCGCGTCTTTGTGCCAATATAATCAAACGAATGCGCAGTTATACCCAAATCAATATTATCAGGCAACGTGTCCTCCTTTAACGTGCCACCCGGCACAACTGGAATATCAAACAGCTGCGCCATTTTCATCATATGCCTATCGCCAAGCGGAGTGCAAACGCCCACAATCTCAACAAACTCCAAACTATTGCATAGCCGGAACACCTCTTGGCCAAAATACTTTGTGCCACTTATAAAAACCCTCAATTTTTTCATTTTCCTAAATATTTAAAACTTTGTACCGCCCTGAAGTGGCCGCCATAACCACACCCGGTAATACCTCCTTTTTTACCTGTTTTCGTGATACTGGCGTTACTCCTTGACTTATTCGCACCGTAAAGAATGGCGTTGGTTTGCTTCCAAACGTCAGCATTTCGCAAATAACCGCATAGCTGTGGGTGCGAAGTATGAAAGAACGTGTGATACTTTCTTTGACAGCGGCCGTTACCTTCGAGGTGGTATTGCATAACCTCATTTAAAAATGCGGTTCCAACACCGGCACCTTGCCACTCCGGCATAACAACCAAGCGCGTGGCTCGATATGCATTAGCAGTAAACATTGGACAAACTGCAACGTGCGCCACAAGTTCCCCGTCTACAACGCCAACAAAATACTCCGCTGCCGGTGGGTGTGGCAGATCTAAATAATAATGCTCTTTAAACAACTTCCAGTAAGTTCCGTTGACCTTCCAAACTTCAAGTTTGATGTCTGGCCGTTTCCCGATTTCATTTTTTTTTTTAATACTTTGGTATTTACATCATATACCCAGTCCGGTTGCAACCACTCAATAATATCATAGTGGCACGATAACAAAACCACTTTCTTTCCTTTATTCCTTCGCCAGTTTTTAGCAAAAGCCAACGCCCCAATTTTGGCAATCTGTCTATCCACTACGCTTGTGAATTCATCAACAACGGCCTCGTTTGGTGCTTCGGTTACGAGCCGTGCTAATCCCGCTCTAAACTGTTGGCCGTTCGACAATGCGTTAAATGGCCGCAACCAACTAGGCACATCACCAAGACCCACGGCGGCCAATGCTCCGGTGGCCGTGTTGAAATCGCCATCCGGTAAAATGCAGTCAATAATAGGCTTGGAGCAATCCCAACCCGAATACAAATCGTGAATTTTATTCTCTCCAAAAAACTGTTTGCCTATGGAGGTCTTACCGGAACCGGACGCACCAACAATCAAACCAATGCCCCAATCCAAATCATCAATGTCAATATTAGCCTCAGTCTTGAAGCTTGAGCCGTCCTCGGCGTTAAACAATGATTTTACTCTTTGCGCACGATAACTTTCAAAGTTTCGCGTGCTGTTTTCTACTACTATTTTCACGTTGTTACTACTTTTAATTTCATACCTTTTTTTTGGAGTTCCTCAAAAACTTTCTTTTGTTCCTCCTCGTTTTCACAAATCACAATAACACCGTATTGCGGTTTGTAGTGAAATTCTTTTGCCATATTTATAAATTTAAGTTACTTTTGTATCTCTGAGGGATTATTTAAAACAGCAAAGCCACACCATAGAAGACTTATGTCCTCCAACGGTGTGGCTTTGTTGCTATATTTAAAATCCCTCAGAAAGTTTTTAAATGTTGGAGGACTACTTTTTACTTCCCGTCATCCGGGGAAACAGACCTACTTATCTGTGCTCTATTTTTTTTCTATTTTATCAAAATTTCATAATCTTTTTCAATTTCTTCTTTATTCGCTTTTTTCCATTTAAACGGCACCGTGAACAATCCCACAATTGACAATCCAACAAGCCTTCCAAAAGCGCTGTATTGACTTTTTCCTTTACGCTCCATTCCTTTTGCAAAAATCCAATCGGCTTGCCATTTCGAGCCAAAATCAGAACAAACTTTGTAATTGCAGTAATGATAATCGTGTAACATAGCATCTAAATCCAACCCTCTTATGTCGCACAAATCTTTGGAGTATGTCGCGCCATCAAATTCACTTGGATTTAATGCGAAAAACAAAAAGGCTTTTTTGTACACTTTTATTTCTTCTTTTCCGTAACCTTTCGCATTCAAAAGTTGTCGGCATTTTTGCCAATTGGAATGATTGAATATGTTGGTTGTTGTTTCCATTTATAAAATTCCTCCATCCGTTATTGTCCAGTTATTAGGCGCACCAGTTAATAATGCACGTGCAGCGCTTGATGCCGAAGTATATTTTGCACTTCCAAAACTTATTGTAATGTTTGGCTTAACCGGCCTTGAACTCCATCCGTTGTATATTGCGTCTAAATTTGCCGATGAAAGTGTTGCTGGTGTTTTATTTGGCATAAACAATGCGAAATTGGTACAATTAGAAACATTCCACATTCCAATGTTTTGATTGAAGCTTGCACTTTGAAACATTTGTTCAAGTCTTAAAGCGGAACCCATATTCCAATTGCTCAAAGAATCGTTAAAAGCAGAGCCTAAAAAGACAACCCAAAAATTCGTGACAGCAGAAACATTCCATTCGTTTATTCTTGCGATTGTAGCTTTTGAATAACCGTTGAACATCCAACTTAAATTCGTAGTTCCCGTCAAGTCAAGAATGTCGATTACATTAACAAGGCTCAACCTCGAACAACCGCTAAAATAAGAACCAACGTTCCCCAATCTTATTCCTCCCCATTGCGTTATGCTGATTAATTTTCCTGCATCAGCACCAAAAGACCAACCGTAAAGCGTTCCAGTAATCACAATGCTGTGTTCCCCCACTTCACTATAATTGTGCGTGACTGCTGTTTGGTTGTATGCTGTTATAACATTGGATGTCCCATCGCCCCAATACACCGTGAAATTATACGTTCCACTTGCAATCAAAGGCAATTTAACTGATTTATTACTTGAAACACCTCCATACATAGTATTCCATTTTGAAATGAAAGCCGTTGTCGCATTGGTGGAACAGGTTATTTGGTTGCTGAATCCATTGGTATTTCCCGAAACATCAAAACCCTCTATTTTTATAATGTATGAAGTGGACGAAGCCAATCCGTCAGCATAAACCTCGGCTTTATTGCAAATATTATTTAGTACTCCATTAACATAAACTTTGTAATATAGTATTTCATTTCCTACGGGAGTTGTGAACCCCAATTTTATTATTTGGTTGTATGCTGAAACAAAAGACAAGTCACTTATAATTGACGGCGCCGTGTCGTTTAGCCAAACTTTTGCGTTTCCACCGTTGTTTATATATTCAGTTAAATCAGCGTCTGGATTTCCTGCGTTTGAAGTAAAACAAGAACTATCCAAAACCAACAATGACGGATAAAATGTCCTGTTTCTGAAAACATATTCATAAACCGAGCCTCCAATGGTGGTGCATTTTGGGATGTAAATGTTTTCCAAAACTCCAATTTTTCCATCAAGGTCAAAAGATTGATATCCTAATTTGGTCAGATTTTTAGCCTTGAACGACTTTAATTTAGTAGTTCCGTAAAAACTTGCCCCACCGGTTTCAGTCATAGCTCCACCCAAATCGTGAAAGTAGGTTATGAGTATATTATTATAAAAAGCCTGTACAGGAAGAATGTAGTTTCCAGTTACATTGCATTTTATATCTGTTCCAACAACCTCAAAATTAGAAATTCTCGTAACGCTGACTCCTAATGTTGTCGCCAATATTTGAGCCGTTGAAATTACAGATGAAACTCCGCCAATCTCGGTATGGGAGACGATTAACCCGCTTTTAAGACTGAATATTTCACGTGCAATTAAATTCATAATCTATTTTTATCTTGGTTCCCAAATACCGTCATAAACGTTGTCACTAACTAAATTATAAAGCAAACCTTTAAGCAACAAAAAATCATCCAATTCACTTCCAATCAATGTTGTTTCTTCGCCATAAATAGAAAGCAAAACTTCTTTTTGCTCGTCATATTCCTGATAGGTTTTTTGATAGGTTTTGACTTGAATATCCCCGTGTCGGTTGCGTAAAATTGCCACGCTTTCCGTTTCCAATCCCTTGTCATAAACAATACTGTCAACCGCTTGCAAAGTGTATGTTTTGTTCACGTCATCTTTGTTGGTAACTTGTAAATCAATTTGCACGTGCTCGATAACTTTGCCCTCACGATCTTGACATAAAAAGACTTTTTCCGTTGTAATTGCTCTCATAATAATTTTTTTAAAGATTACCCACGCATAAATATTCGTTCGCTACACCCGTGTTCGCTATTGTGTGAGATAGCTTTTCAGCCATTGTCGTTCCCGTGTTGTCCAATAGCACAATTGAACCCCCTAAAGCATAAGTAAGCGTAACCCCTGCTCTTGTTTTGACGCTATAATTAAACCCCAAAGCAAGACCGTTTGGCAATGTAAGAGTACAACTCGCAGTCAATAAAATAACTTTGCCGTTGTATGTGTTGTCTAAAGTGGTGTTTGTGCCGATTTTTAATATTGTGATATCCAAATTTTGAGCCGCTGCCGGATGCGTATGTGTCGTGATTTCTCCAGTAAGTTTCGCTTCAATTTCGGCTTTTGTGATATTGCTGTTTTTCTGGGCATCGTTTGGAGCCGTGGATGGTGTGTAACCTAAAGCGGCTACTATATTTGCAAGAGTTAAATTCGTCAAGAATCTAGCAACGGTAAAATACAAATTAGTACTTCCTTCCGGCAAAGTATCAGTATTAACCGCCCCACTGCCACCAGAACCATTGTTTACCCAGATATTTTCCTCTGCATCCCAAGAGTAATTTACAACATCAGTTGAACCCACAATATTCACCTGTGCAGAATCCCCGGCAGATGCAGTTGGGTGCGCCGCGTTTAAAGCAGCCTCGGTCAAGTAAACACCTTTAGAGTGGTTGTTGTAATCTGCGGCATCTAGCTTTAAAGCCAAAGCATCAAAAACAACATTTTCACTAGGTGCATATCCCGTTTCGCCATTTCTTAATTGTTGAGAAACTGCCCATCTAGGTTTAGGTATCACCGGTGTACCCACAACCGTACTCTCAACATCAATAGAGGCCAATTCAATTGTTCCCGTTGGTGCTGATGGCTTCAAGGCCACACCAACTCCTTCATCTCCTGGTACCCGATAAATTGTACCAAGGTTTGTCCCTACAAAAATATCAGTACGAATATAGCCGGAAGTGGCGAAAGGAAGCACTGTATTATAAGCGGCCGCATTGGTATATTGAACTTGCAGCAATCTCCAAATAAAGTCCTCCGCAAGTATGTCAACGGTCGTTCCGGTTACGATAACCTCACCCTCTTTGATAACATCATCAGGAAGGGCAATGGCGTTAATTTTAACGTCTTGAGCCAACAAAACAGCATCAAGTCCCTCAATACTTTCATAAGGAACACTTTCGCTTTTATGCCTAAAGCTATCCCACACATCCCAAAACTGTGCTTGGGTTGGTTTTAAACCAGTTTTAAACCAGTTTTTTATCGTAGTTAAAGAAACTATTGCCATTGTTAGGTTTTTTGAATATACAGAACTACTCGGTATGGGTTCATAATGTCGTAAGCAACTCCTGATCCGGCAGATTTAGTACTAAAAACGGTTGCCGTAGTTGAATTTTTTACATAGTCATTGCCACCGTCTGAGTTAGCTCCGCCAGTTGATAATCCTAAATCGTGTACGTGAGGAACCATCTCTGCTAATGTATTTGTATGTGTTTTAGATCCAGAGGCATAAGTCAAGGTATCAAACCCCGGAATAGCGGAGTCGTAACCAACGGCCATTCTACCTCGCAAAGGCGTATATTCTGTCCAACCAACTGGAATTAAACTAGCCGCTTGACCCCAAATAGCAATCAGGCCACTTGGCACATTAACCGTGGTTATTGCTTCCAATGCCGCAACTCTTTCCAATAATGCGGCAACAGTGGTTTTGTCTTCTTTAAATTCCAATGCGGCAGGGATTTCCTTAGTTTCAAAACCTCGTTTAAAATCTGCCCACGGCCATTGAGTGGTGCCGGTTCCAAAGGTGGCCCATCTCGTATAAATAACATCATTCGAATTCCCGTCCTCAAATTCCCGCAATTGGGCCGATTGAACGATAATAACATTCGTTTGAACTACACCTCCTCGAAACTCCAATACTTCGCCGTTAATATAAACAACTCCGTTGGTGGCCGTTGTTTCCGTAACTACGCACCCACTTATGATGGTAAAGTTGCCCACAATTGCACCTAAAGCATTGAAAATACTATAGGCTTTTTGCATTTCGTCAAGGATTTCCGTTTCTAAAGGGAACCCGACACTTTGATTGAAATTTAATGAATTCATACTATTGGTCGTATTTGGTAGCGTTTCGACGCTAGTTTGTAAAAGGTAATAAGAGCATTCAACTCATTTATTTTGGTGTCAATCAATTCCTGAGGCGCAAACACAATGAAGTCGGCTCCCGTGTTTAAATATTCCGAATTGCGGTAAATGAACATTGTCCCAATATATACCGGCTTATTTTCGACACCCGTATAAATGTATTTTCTAGGGAACGCATTACCGTTCGTGATATAGATGCGACGGTCAATTGGGTCAATAGCATCGTTCAATACTTTTCGCATCAGGCAAACTTGGCCCGTGTGCTCAATCTTATACCAATCTGTCAATCGCTTTTGTGTCCAGGCATAATGCAAGTTGATTATTTGAGTGACAATAGCATTCAAGAAAGCCAACCAAATTGGTTTTCTTAAAAAAGCGGGGACCCGCTCTTGGCTCAGTTTATCAAAATCTATATTATACCACATAGGTCACGGTGTCAAAATTGGGTACTTCAAAATATCCGGCAACAGGAATAGTCTTCACGTTAATTGGTGCGTAATCTCTATAATCTAGCGTAACCGTGTCATATATGCTCGATGTCGCCACAATTATATGAGCATTGTCAACACCGTCAACGGCTCTTAATTTTTCAATCAAATCATTCAAAACCAACTCACCGTCAAAAGGCAAATTCTTAATATAAGCATTGACTGCTGTCTCCACCGGCTTACCACCGTTTAGAATGCTATTTCCATTTTCATCAATCACCAGGACATCCCGATAAATTGCCATATTCAATAACAATTGATCTGCAGGATTATTCACAATTTGCAACTTCACACCCGCATATTTTATTTCTTCCATATAACCGTCAAAACTATCGAGCTGCAATGTGGTCAACGGAATCAATTCGCCTGCACTTTCACCCGCCACTTTCACAACTAATCTATTGCTCTCGCCTGATTCCTTCACGCTGCGGTATTTTATAATTTTTGAAGCGTCAATCTGGTCAACGGTGAAACCCGTGTTGTCAAATTTGTCACTATCAGCTAAAAGGTCAAAGCCATATTGAAAAGCCAAAGCCATATTTCCATACCACCTCGGAGTACCACTCTTTTGCTCATACAATGCCGTGTCAACTTCCTTTTTGTGTTGATCAAAGATTTGTTCTAAAATCAATGTGCAATACGCAAACACGTCAAAAAATATACTTTCAAAAGAAGCCTTCGAAAATTCGTCATCAAACAGGGCACCTTCCACAAATCCGTATGAGGTTTGTATTATCGCTTTCGACATAAATGCTGCCGTCAATTCCTTTTTTATTTCTAATAATGTGCGTGCCATAATTATTGTATTATAAAAGTTGTTCCTATTTCCATAAATCCAATTCCTTCATTCCCTGGTGTAGTGCCCGGCTTCTTTTCAATCGCACTTGCGGGCCTATTTCTATCATCAAATAATTTTACCATTCCCTTTCGTGTCACTCTACTCGATTGAAGTTCCTGACCTATCGCCACACTGTCCGTCAAGGACATTCCATTCAATAATGCCATTTCAAAAGCGTTCTCGGAGCTTCCAGTGGTTTCCAAAACCTTGTCAATAAAGTTTTGCCCTTGATAGACTTTATCCTTCATAGTCGGCAATGATTTTTATTGGTTTGTTTTCGTACAAATCAACCGTTTCCACAACCAAACCATCTTTGGCAAAGTGCTCTCTAATTCTATGACGAAACTCCAAATAATCGGAACCCAACAACAAATCACCCAGTCCAACACCCAAATCGGGATTTGCTTTCAACTCACCTTGATGGGCAATGAGAATGATTCCTTTGTTTTGTTCCAATATATTGCCAACAACAAGCCCAGAAACAATCAGTCCGGCACTGTCCCGAATCACATTGATTTTTAAATCAAGTACGTCTCCCGTGTCATTATTGTCAACCAATTGGATTCCTATATATTTCATTTAAACTTACTTTAAAAGGGAATTAACCTTTGTTGAAAAATTAGTAACTAATGTCACCACGTCAGGTGTAATAGTTCCGCTTGGTGCTCCAACGGAAACAACATTAACTTTCAAACTATTAATTATCGTGGCCAAGTCTGAAAATAAATCCTTCAAATTAACCGTTCCGTTTTCAATCTTTATTTTTTTATCAAAACTGTCAAACTCAACTTTCATTCCCTCTTGCGAAAATTGAAACTTAGCAACTTCATTCACTTTTATGATATAAAGGTTCGAAAGGGTTCCGTCACCGCTCAACATCAAAACCTCCGAGTTGAATGCAGGAACTAGCAATAAAAAATCTTCACCATCAGTCACACTAGCATTGATTTTCACGTCCGAAAGAACTAACCCACTTGCCAATTGTACCGTGCACGTTTCACCTTCAACAGACTGCACCGTTCCCACAATTGGATAGTTAGGATTTGCCCCAACAACTTCTTGCAATCTTTTCTTAATTTCGGCTTTCTTATCCATTATAGCTTTATTCCTGGTGTAATAGTTCGAACGGCTCCGCTCTCGCTAAATATTGTTTTAACTCCAATTATATAATAATTTCCATCTTTGTATGGATAGTCACTGTCTTCTATTTTTGCCGAGTAGGTAGGTTTCACAAATGGAATCAACCACCCGTCGAACGTTCCCGCATATCCGTCAAAACTGTTTTTCTTTAAAGCTGCACTCGCCACTTTTCGCATATCGGCCTCACTCATTGGGCCCACTTTCAAATTAATCTTTTCGCCTCCGGTAGATCCTGCAGTGATGCTCGTCACCTTACCTTTAGTATCGGTACTTTCAACTGTTACCTCGATTTTTTTATCAATCGCTTTTTTATATTCCAGCGAACTTTTTTCAATATTCCTTTGCATCGAATAACGCACGGCTCCTGCCTTTTCTAAATAGGGAGGGTGTATGTGCAAAACCTTGTTAGTCGTGTCAAAATATACGTTGGCTTTAGTTTCCTCCTGCAGCTTTTTCAAAACATCGTATGCTGTTGCTTGATGAATTACAAACTTTTCATAACTTATGTCATAATCACAATTCAATGTAAATGACGGATCTATTTTGTCAATCAAATATTGTCCAATCTTTTTCAAAGAACTCGGTTTCAATTCCACGTCCGGGATGCCAACACGGAACAAAAACAAAGCATCTTCACATAATATCTTGAGCGTGCTGTCATTCGTGGTAATCTCTTGAATATAGCCTTCGAATTCCGTCACCAACTTATTGTCATACCCTAATTGTATCAATACTTTTGTGCCTCGGCTTATCTTTTCCTCAATATTCATAACCTGGTTCATCACCGCCTCCGGGAGCACTATTGTGGCAACATCGGCAAGATTATCGACCGAGCACTCAATTTCGCATTCGGCAAGGATGCCCAACTTGAATTGTTTGCCTTTATTGTCGAATACGATATTCCAGTTCATTCTATACATTATATTTGCATTAATAGATTATAGGTAGAGTCAGAACAGCATTTAATCTCATAGGCCTGCACATTTTCGCCTTTTGTAAATGGCAAACTAAAATCATCAATTACTATGTTATGAATATCCAATAGTTCGAATGGTGGACACTTAACTTTTATTTGCTTGGCATTCGTCAAAATCTTTTTTAATTTTAAAAAATCCTCCTTTGGAAAACAGTCCTGAACGGTTCCCCTTAAAAGTGAGCCTATCAAAACGCCTGTTATTGTTATTTCATAATCATCTTGTGACCATCTTTCTTTTATCGTTCCAGTCACTTGCTGTGTAATATCAGAGCTCCATTTTGCGACTCTTCGCTTGGCGATGACGTTCTTTCCTGATATACTAATAATTGGCTCGTATGGCAAACGAAACCAACTCTTGCCCTCGTCAATTGACATCGACAATGGAAAAAACTGTTGAGCCTCGTCTAAAGGGAAGTCGGCTTGCCAAGTGGTACTTTCTAAGGCGCTGACTTTTGGCTTTTCGACACCGCTTTGATTTTGAAATGGTAAAAAAGGAATCGGAGGCAAAACGTGCTTGCCCAATTCATTATTTATCAAATCGAGAGCCGGAACCATCTGAATGATTTTTGACCCAAAAAGTGACGCGATTAATATCTCTTGATTTCCCATTTAGTTTCCTGCTGTTGTGGCCATAGCCAATAATCGCAATAATGCGTCTTGGCTTTGCTCGGCCATTTGTTGTGAACTGTCTTTAAAGTCTTTTCCTGCGATGTTTAAAACGCCAATCAAATCCTTTAAATTAATATTGATAACTGTATTCTTTGTGCCTCCTGTGGCAATTGCCTCATTGGCTTTTGTCTTGCTGCCTTTACCTCCTCCGGTTCCTGTTCCACCACCATTTGTATTGGCGGCCGTTCCGGGAATGACTGGAGCTGTAATACCATCGGCTTTTTTCATTGCCTTTTTTTGTTGCTCTCCTGGTGTAATCAAATCCATTTTGGCGCGCATCGCTTTAATCGAAGCGGCACCAGAACCGGCAAGTCCACCAAGTCCGGGAATCTTTGCAATCAGTTCCAAAAGTTGTTGGATAGGTTTCAATAACACGTCGAGCATTACGATGCCAATTCGTTTGAATCCCGCAATAATACCACCACTACTAAAAGCAGTTGTAATAGAGTCCCAATGATCCTTTAATGTCATAAATGCCGAGACCACAAACCCAATTGGGCCGAGTAATAAAGTCATCGATGCTCCAAAACTATCAAAATGTGTAACTGCAGTAGCAATATATCCTATAAGCAAAGCAACACCGGCAATGATTAACCCAATTGGGTTAGCCGTCATTGCAGCATTCCAAAGCCATTGCGCGCCTGTGACAACGCTAGTCCAAGCCGCTTGCATTTTTGTGGCACTGGTTAAAAATCCTAATACTTTTCCCGCTCCCGCAAACAAAGGAACCATATTGCTAAAGTCTCTCGTTGTGTCACCAATAACAGAAGCGTAAGCCATTAGGCCATTTGTACCGTTAAAAAGAGATATTTTAAAATCATCTACTTGAGCCTGTAATCTTTTATTTTTTTCTGCAGGCGATTCCATAATAATGGCCGCTTGCTCGTAAGCCGAGTTTGTTCCTGTAATTGCAGTTGTCAGCCTTTTTTGCTCTTCGATTCCTGAAATCATTGCAATCGCTGCCGCGCTGTTTTCTTTTCCAAATAATTTAGTAACCAAAGCCTGGTCGCCCATTATCTTTTTAAGTGGCGAAAGGCGTTGCGCCAATGTCTTAGATCTATCACCCAATGCGTTAATATCAATTCCTGCACTTTGCAATTCTGCCTTAACATCCTTTGGTAAAAATCGCCCTTCAGAAAGTGTTGTCATTACGTTACGCAAAGCAACTCCACCCTCAGCGCCTTTTTTTCCTGCCTTGTCTAATACTTGGATTGCCGCATTGGTTTCTGCAAAGCTCACGTTTGCCGTTTTAGCTGCAAGACCGGACTGCTCAAGTGCTTGTTTTATTTGTGGAAGTTCTGCAGATCCTTCTTTCGCCGCCGCCGACATAATATTCATCATTACGGCCATATCTTTGGATGCCTGTATTGGGTCAACCGTAGAAACTTGGTATTGGTTCATTGCCGTTGTTAGAACCTCGGTTGCTGCCACTGTATCGCCGCCCATTGTTTTGGACAAGGTATTGATACTATCACCCATACTTTTTAAAGCCGTTGGGGCTTTGGCAATTTCAGGATTCAATTGTGAAAGTACGAGTTTGTATGCCTCAACTCCTTGTGCCGCCGTACCTCCAAAAGTTTTAGCACTTTGACGAGCGTAACCTTCAATATCTTTTAATTTATCCCCTGTAACCCCTGTTATTGCGGATAAGTCAGCCATTGAAGATGTTAAATCAATGCCCGGTTTATTCAGGGTGTTTAATCCTGTGGCCACTCGGTCAACCTGATCTAATATTGAGGAAAGTTTTATGGTATTTATTGAACTCTGCATACTGGCAAAAGACTTCTTGAAAGTAGCATCCATACTCACCGTATTGCCCTGTATTTTATCAACAGAGGCATTCAGTTTATTCATACCCGCGGTTACCTTTTCGGCATCGGATGTGATTTTGAATATGTAGTTAAAAACGTTGTTCATTTTGCTATTGTTTACCGGCTTCTTTTTTTCTAATCCAACTTAGTTCTTGAAATCGTGCCGCCCACTCCTCATCGTCAAGGTCGTCAGGATCTATCTTGAAATAGTAGCGGAGTTGCGCATTGGTTATCCTAATATTATCATCAGGGTCAACCTCTGCGGCGGCTATAACTTTGCGAGCTCCGCTTCTTTTATAACTATCAGTTCAGATAGTTTGCCACTCACGGCCAAGAAGTAATCGTCGTTAGTTTTCAACTCCTCGTCACCGCCCAACCAACAGTTAGTCAAAATGATTTCATTGAATTTCATTGGGTCTTTGGTTCCAATGGAAGATGCAAAACTCAAGGTCTTTCTATCTACTTTTCGTAGGTAGCCTATTTTGTCCTCAACTTTAATGGCGTAAACATCGCCGTGTAATTGTTTCCACGCTTCGATTTGTTCTGGTGTAGCTTGTCCGCTTAATTCTGCTGTTTTGTTCATTTTATTTTGTTTTTTGTGGTTTGTTTTAAAAAAAATCCCTCCCTATAAAGGAGGGATTTAAATACTAATTCAATATTCTTTAAACTTGGTTTTGAACTCTAAGAGCAACAAATGGAAGTGAAATTTCCATAAACTTGTCTCCTTGTTTGAACTCTTTTACATTTTCAGTGAAACGAATTCCAAGAACTCTATCCGTAATGATAGCGTCGGCATTCAGTGGGTTGCCATAGGCAAATAAACCATCAAGTGAGAGTGACATTATAGACCCGCCACCGGCTTTCACCATTGCTTCATATTCCGATTGCAAAACAGTGATTTCGCCCTCAACGGCCGAGTTACCTGTCTGAATGGAATGCGCGTCACGTCCTTTGGCATAAATCGCCTCACGCTCCATTTTCTCTCCGTATTTCGCGGCTCTAATTCCGGTCACGTCTTTGCCTCCTAAAATAAGGGTGAGGTCTGCCCATTCGTATTGTCTACTATTAAACATATCTTTTTGATTAAGCGGTTACGGGTACGAATCCAAGAGGGACGTCAATCCAACGGTTAGTGCCTTTAGTTTTTACCTGAAGCTTTGCAATTTTCAGTTTAGAAGTCGAAGTCACGTTATGCGTCAAATCAACTTGACAAATTACACCGCGGTCTTTGGCATCATTTGGGTCAAAGGATAATTCACCGTTAGCAGTCATTTGTTTGAAAATTAAACTTTCGACTTCATTCTCTACGCTTTTAGCATAGATTGGCGAAATAGTTCCGTTATTGTTTACCGTGTTGTCATCCAAAAGGAATTCCAACATTGCAGCATACGCCAAACGAAATGCTTTGTCAATTACACGTCTACGACCTGCGTAGTGGTAGTCGTCAGCAACTTCACAAGCTAATGGATCGTCTGTAAAGAAATATCCTGATTTGCCTGTGTGCTGTCTGAAAGTCACATATCCTTTGTCGTGCAAAGCTTCGACATCATAAGACTCAGCAGGTGTATCCAGGATAAAAGCGGTTAGGCTCGAAACGGCACCGTCTCTCACTTTCCCAATGTTCACGTGGACTTGGTTTTTTGCCAATCTTCCGGCAAGGATTCCAATCGCTGCACCTTTTGAGGCAGTTGCTCCGGTTCTTGTTTCAGAGTCACCCAAAACAATCATTGCTCGGTTGAAAGATGCTGTACTTAGATCTGTCAAGGCTACTTTGTCACCGTCAAAAGCATACCCTTCAATAATGGTGAAAAAAGGAGCATATTTATTGGCAGTGTATGCCTCGGCCAAAATTTGGGCAAGGTTTACGGCAACCATTACGTCATCGTCTATTCCGTCAGTTACAACAGGAACATAGGCTTCACTTGGTGAAAATGCTGTAAACAAAAATTTCAGTTTTCCGTTGGCTGCATTC